CCAAAGAAACCGCCAACGTCAAAACCATCGCCCACTGGATTCAGGCTTCGCGCCAGGTGATGGATGACGCGCCGATGCTGGAATCCTACGTTAACAACCGGCTGTTGTTCGGTTTGGCGCTGGTGGAAGAGGGCCAGTTGCTCAACGGTGACGGTACGGGCGACAACCTGATCGGCCTGAACAAGGTGGCCACGGCCTACGATGCAGGCTTGGATAAGGAAGGCGATACCCGCGCCGACCAGATCGCCCATGCGATCTTCCAGACCAGCGAATCCGAATTTGAGGCCTCGGGCTTGATCCTCAACCCTCGCGACTGGCATGCGATTGCGCTGCTGAAAGACGCGGATGGTCGTTACCTCTTCGGTGGCCCTGCCGCGTTTGCGGCGAAGGTCATGTGGGGCCTGCCCGTGGTAGCCACAAAGACCCAGGCGCTGGGCACTTTCACCGTGGGCGGTTTTGATCTCGCCTCGCAGGTCTGGGACTGCATGGACGCTACGGTCGAGGTCAGCAACCAAGACCGCGACAACTTCGTCAAAAACATGCTGACCATCCTGTGTGAAGAGCGTTTGGCCCTGTCTCACTACCGCCCAACCGCGATCATCAAAGGCACTTTCAACCCAGCTGCAGGCGGCTGATTATCGAGGCGGGGCAGGCAACTGTCCCGGTACCGCAATGACCAAAATTCGCGCACTGCGTCAGTTCTCGCACTATCACGCTGGCAGCTTCGACCAGTTCGAAGTGCGGGTGGTAAAAGACGAATATGCAGAAGCATTGATCGGAATGGGCTTGGCAGAAGACGTCGATGCCGATCCAATCCTGAAGCCAGAGCCAGAGCCAGAGCCAGAGCCAGAGCCAGAGCCAGAGCCAGAGCCAGAGCCAGAGCCAGAGCCAGAGCCAGAGCCAGAGCCAGAGCCAGAGCCAGAGCCAGAGCCAGAGCCAGAGCCAGAGCCAGAGCCAGAGCCAGAGCCAGAGCCAGAGCCAGAGCCAGAGCCAGAGCCAGAGCCAGAGCCAGAGCCAGAGCCAGAGCCAGAGCCAGAGCCAGAGCCAGAGCCAGAGCCAGAGCCAGAGCCAGAGCCAGAGCCAGAGCCAGAGCCAGAGCCAGAGCCAGAGCCAGAGCCAGAGCCAGAGCCAGAGCCAGAGCCAGAGCCAGAGCCAGAGCCAGAGCCAGAGCCAGAGCCAGAGCCAGAGCCAGAGCCAGAGCCAGAGCCAGAGCCAGAGCCAGAGCCAGAGCCAGAGCCAGAGCCAGAGCCAGAGCCAGAGCCAGAGCCAGAGCCAGAGCCAGAGCCAGAGCCAGAGCCAGAGCCCACAACTCCGGTCGACCTTGAGAAGAAAGGCTCGAAAAAATGACCATCACCGTTGCGGATCTGCTGTCGATTGAGCTGATGCGCAAGCACCTGCGGGTCGATCACCAGGAGGACGACGACCTGATCGAGCTGTATGCCGAGTCTGCTTTGGCCTGGGCCTTGTGGTTCTGCGACAACCCTGCATTTCTTCAAGCCAGCGACATACCCGCATCATTCAAATCAGCACTGCTATTGCTGCTTGGCAACTCCTACGCCGTCCGCGAAGCGGTTGTTGTGGGCACCACGGCGGACAAGGTGCCGCTCGGGGTAGAGTCGTTGCTGTGGTCGTCCCGCAACTTCACAGGCCCGGCCAGAAAGGAGCCTGAGCCATGAGAGCGGGGGATCTGCGACACCCGATCGTCATCCAGCACCAAACCACACAGCAAGACCCGGTCACAGGCGAGGTAGTAACGGCCTGGGTTGAGTTTGCGCGTGTATGGGCGGCAGTCGACCCACTCAGCGCCCGCGACCTGATTGCCGCGCAAGCAAGCCAGTCCCAGGCCAGTGGGCGGATCACGATCCGCTACCGCCCGGGCGTGCTGCCGACCATGCGTATCCTGCATCGCGGGCAAATCTTCACAATCATCGGTCAGCCGCTCCCGGACAGAAACTCGGGCCTGGAGTACCTGACCCTTGTGGTCGCTACGGGGGTGAATGATGGCTGACGGCATGCACTTCAATATTCAGGGGCTCAATGGAGTGGTCGACAAAATGCGCACCCTGGGCCCACGGCTGCAAAAGAAAGGCCTGCGCAAAGCGGCGCGGGCGGCGATGAACATCGTGCGTGATGCCGCGAAAGCCAATGCCAAGGCAATCGACGACCCGGCTACCAAAGAGAAGGTGTTCCGTAACCTCATCACCCAAGAGTCGAGCAAGCAGTCCAGGCGCGAAGGCGGGGTGGTGATGCGGGTCGGCGTTCGCGGCGGCTCGGGCTCAAATCAGCACAGCAAGGACGCCTCGGGCAACCCCGGCGGCGACACCCGGCACTGGCGTTACATTGAACTCGGTACCGAACAAAATCCCGCGGTACCGTTTATGCGCCCGGCGTTTTCCAGCAACGTGCAGGCTGTCACTGATCGTTTTGTCGCAGTGCTGAATACTGAAATCAACGCTTTGCTGGGGGCACGCTGATGTACGCGCCGATATTCGCCGTGTGCGCCGCCGACCCGGCGGTAACGGACTTGCTGGGCGTTTCGCCCGTGCGGATCTACCCCTTTGGCGAAGCGCCGGAAGGGGTGGCCAAGCCCTATGTGGTGTGGCAGACGGTCGGAGGTAACCCTGAAAATTATCTGGCTCACCGCCCGGACATCGACGGTTTCAGTCTGCAAATCGATGTTTATGGGCTCTCCGTGACCCAGGCCCGTGACGTTGCCAAAGCCGTCAGAAACGCTATTGAACTCCAGGCCAATATTGCGCGCTGGGGCGGCGACTCACACGACCCTACTACCAATACCTACCGCTACAGCTTCGATGTGGACTGGCTGGTACCGCGCTAAACCAACACCGATCCCCGGCCCGCCTTGTGCGGGCTTTTTCGTTTAAAGGAGACACCCATGTCTGTTCTCACACAGGGCACGCAGGCTTACATCCTCGTGCAGGCCATGCCCGGTACCGGCCCGTTGACCGTAATGGAGGTGGAGTGCATCACCACCTTCGACCCGGCGGGCTCACCGGCAGACCAGATCGAAGACACATGCCTCAGCGATAAAGATCGCCGTTACAAGAAGGGTTTGCGCACGCCCGGCCAGGCATCCATTGGCCTCAACGCTGACCCCACCAATGCAAGCCACGTCCGCGTGCATCAGCTTTCCGAAGCGGATGACGAGGACAACATCAAGTGGGCCATTGGTTGGGCCGATGGGGCTGCTCCGCCGACCTTGAATGAGGCGGGTGATGACTTTGAATTTCCCAAAACGCGCACCTGGTGTGCCTTTGAGGGTTATGTAGCCGACTTCCCGTTTTCTTTCGCGGCAAACGCAGTGGTTGCCTCGACCGTTTCTATTCAGCGTTCCGGCGGTCTCGCCTGGATCCGCAAAACCATCTAAGGCTTTCCATGAACCTCAAGCAACTCAAAGCCAAAGGCGGCATCGTCGACGGCGCACTGGTTAAAAAAGAAGTCACCTGGGTCCACGCGGACCCGGCCACCGGCAAGGACGTGACTGATAAATTCAACGTGCATATCCGTCGCCAGTCGTTCGGCGTCATCGAACGTCTGTTTGCCCCGGGTGAAGCCGAGCAAAGCCGCAACGCCAAGTACATCGCGGCCAGCGTGTTTCTGGGTGAAGAGGGTGCTGAAGCGCTTAGCTACGAAGACGCCTTCAGCCTAGAGTCTTCCCTGGGCTTTGCCATCCTCACCGCGGTCAATGAAGCCAACGGCACCGGGAAGGATCAGGCAAAAAACTAAGTGCCTCCGATGAGTTCTGGCACGAACTGGTGCTGAACCGCATCGGAGGCAGCACCATTGCCGAAGCCAAGGAGCGGCTGACCCACCGCGAAGTGCTGGACTGGATCGCTTATCGAGAAAAGTACGGCACTCTCGATCAAAACCGGCGCCTGGAGCGTCACTTCGCGTTGCTCACTCACCTGACCAGCAGGGTGGCTGGCGGGAAAATGGATCTAAGCGATTTCATGGTTTACAGCCAGGCAGAAGGGACGATCAGTCTGGAAGAGGCCATGGCGACATGGAAGTGAGGCTTAAGGGCGCTGCTGCGGCTTTTTCGAGATCCAGCCAAAACAGGACACCAAACCCGCCCCGGCGGGTTTTTTCACATCTGGAGATTGATAAATGGCCTCGCGCTCACTTGGCACGTTGACGCTCGATCTCATTGCGCGCATTGGCGGCTTTGAGCAGAACATGGATCGCGCCTCCCGCTCTGTGTCCCGGACTGCGTCGGTGGCCAGCGCATCCTCACGGGAAGTACTCACACTGCAAAATAGCTTCAGGTCGTTGGCCAGTGTCGCCGCCAGTATTGCGGGACCGTTGGCTGCAGCCCTGAGCGTCAAAGGTGTGTACGACATGACAGAGGCCTATGGCACTCTGACAAACCGTTTAAAGCTTGTGACCAGCAGCTCAGCGGAGTTGGTAGCTGCTCAATCGGCGGTGTTCAACATTGCTCAGGCATCGGCTCAGCCTTTGGCCTCGACCGCAGAGCTTTATCAACGCATTGCCACCAACCAGGAAGCGCTAAAGCTCTCCGGTGAGGGCGTGGCGGGTGTCGTCGGTACCATCAGTAAAACCCTCGCGGTGTCCGGCGCGTCCGCAGAAAGTGCCAACGCTGCATTGATTCAATTGGGCCAGGCCTTTGCCTCGGGTGTGCTGCGTGGTGAAGAACTGAACTCCGTTATGGAGCAAGCGCCTGCACTGGCCCAGGCCATTGCGGCGGGTATGGGCAAAACCGTTGGCGAGTTGCGCTCGATGGGGGCGGCTGGCGAACTGACCGCCCAGGCAGTGGTTAAAGCCCTGCAAAGTCAGGTCGGGGCAGTGGATGCACTGTTCGACAAAACGGCGACCACTATTGGCAACAGCTTCACCAAAATTGGCAACTCTCTGACCCACTTTGTGGGCGAGCTTGATCAGGCCACGGGAGCCAGCAATCAAATCGCGACCGCATTTGTCAGCGTGTCCAAGGCTATTGATGGCAGCCTGCCGGGCGCAATTTCCGGGGTTAAAAACAACTCGGATGCACTTGCTCAGGCGCTTACTACTGGGCTACTCGTGGCCCTTGCCCGGGTTGCGGGCGGGTATGCACAGCAAGGTGCTTCAGCGCTGTACGCCGCCCAGGCAAATCAAACAGCACTCACGGCCAGCGCAAGAACGGCAAAGCAGGATCTGTGGGCCGCCCAGGCCAAGCAGATCGATGCCAAGGCCATGGTGGCCCGGGCTGAACTTGAAATTGCAGCAGCACAAGGTAAGCTCGCCTCCGACCGGGTGCGACAGACTTCCGAACTGGCCAATCTACAAGCAGTGCAGGCAACGCTTCTTGCTGAGCGCAATTTGGAACAACAGCGGTTACTTGCACAAATTTCTGCAAAGGGCCGCACGCTCTCGATTGCGCGTTTGGCGGAATTGCGACTGGCTGAAGTTGCGACGATAAAACAGGTCGAAATCGCCGAGCGGTCCCTCGCGGCAACTACATCGGCAACATCCGCCCAGATTCAGGCGGGTTACGCCATGCGTACCGCCGCGACTCTGGCTTATGGCGAAACAACTGCGGTGGTGAACGCTGCAGTTATTGCGTCCGATCGGGCGGCGGCCGCAGCAAGCGTTACCGCTCGAGCCTTTGCGGGGCTGCGTGCGGCGGGTGCGGGCTTGCTCACGTTGATGGGTGGCCCATTGGGGCTGGCCTTTATTGCGGGCGCTGTAGCCCTTTCATTTGTTGACTGGAGCAGTAAATCCCAAAAACTGATGGGTGATTTGAGCGATCTTCAAACCACAGTCGATCAACTGCGCCAAAGCTTTGCCGGGCTCAACGAGGATCAGCAGCGCGCCAAGATCAGCGAGTGGAAAGACAAGCAGCTTGGCGCGACGCTGGCGGTCCAGGACGCTTACGACGATCTTGAAACATCAATCAAGTCATCAATGGTCAGCTTGTCCAATGTCCGGTCCCCGGAACACAGCAAGCAGCTGAAAGCGTTTGAAGAGTTGTCGAGTCGCCTCAAGGATGCGCGCGCCAATGGCCAGTCACTGACGCCTATTTTGGATGAGCTGGCCAGCAACCCCGGCGTGCGTCCCGAAGCGGCAAGAAACTGGATTGATCTGGCCGGCAAGGTCGGTGATGCCCAGCAGGTGCTTGATCAAACAACCGAGCGCCTCGATGTGCTCAGCAATTCGCTCACCCGAAATACCACCGAAACCCAGCTCAACACCCAGGCCAAAGCGGGGATGACAGCCGGTGGGCAAAAGTACCTGGCAACCCTGCAGTCGCAGCTGGAAAAGCTGCAGGACAACGGCGATGCAGTTAAAGAGGCAACCCGATACCTAGAAGACCATGCTGACTTATCTGAAAGCGACAGGGTTGCGATTCTATCGACGGGCTATGCGCTGAAAGCCCAAGCCGAGGCAAACAAGGTTGCTACTCAGGCGACCAAAGAAAATACCTCGGCCGTCAAAGCCAACCAGAAAGCATTCGACAGCACCGAAGAGGACTATCAGCGGCAAATCGAGCTGATCAACACCACCACCGACAAGCAGAAAAACGCCACTGAAGTCGCCAAGCTGGCATTTGAAATCACCAGTGGCAAGCTGGTTGGCATCAATGCCAAGCAGCAACAACGCCTCGAAGGCCTCGCCGCCGAGCTGGATGCGCTGAACAAAATCAAGGTGGCATCTGAAGACGCCGCCAAGCTCTCCGCCTTCGACTCAACCCTCAAACTCGATATCCAGACCCAGACCGATGGTTTTACCCTTGAGCTGGAAGGTGCAGGGCGCGGTGACAAGTACAAGGCGCGCTTGAAGGAAACGCTGGCCATCCAGCAAGACTTCAACAAGCAGATGCGCAACCTGCAGGAGCAGCAGAACAGCGGGAAAATCAGCGAAAGCCTCTACGAGAGCGAAACAGAGCTGCTCAATGAAGCTTTGGCGACCCGGCTGGTCATGCAGCAGGACTATTACAACCAGCTCGATCAAGCACAGTCCAACTGGTTGGATGGCGTTTCCTCTGCCTGGGAAAGCTATCTGGAAACGGCCACCGACTATAGCCAGCAAGCGAGCGATGCGACCACGGGCATCTTGGGCGATACCACCTCATCGCTGTCTGATCAATTCCAGGGCCTGGTAAAGGGCACCACTGATCTTGGCTCCGCATTTATCAGTCTCGGCAGCACGATGGGAAGTTCGATCCTTGGGGCTCTCTCCGATATTGCTGCTCAGTGGGTTGTGACACAGGCGCTGAAGATGGCCGGCATCGCTACCGAAACCAGCGCAACGGTTGCGGCAGAGGCGACAAAAACCGCTGCAAAAGTGACTGCCGATACGGTCACCACGGGTTCGTCCCTTGCCGCAACGGCAACTACCACTGCCGCTCAAATTGCAGCCGCTGCAACTACGGCATCGGCCTGGCTGCCGGCGGCGCTTGTTGCCTCGATCGGTTCGTTCGGCGCCGCTGCAGTTGTTGGCAGTACCGCATTGATCGCAGCTTACGCATTGATGAAGGGCTTCAAGGAGGGCGGCTACACCGGCCCCGGTGGCATCAACGAAGTGGTAGGCGTGGTGCATGGCCAGGAGTTTGTGGTGGATGCCGAAAACACTAAACGCATCGGCGTCGACAGACTGAGCAATCTGGTCGGTATGGCGCATAACGGCATCGACTCGGTTCCGCAAACGGGCACCTGGTTGCTTGAAAAGGGCGAGCGGGTCACCACCGCTCAAACCAGCGCCAAGCTGGATCAAACACTGGACCAGATGTCGCAAGGCTCGGGGGGTGGCATGAACGTCCAGATCATCAACAACAGCAACAGCCAGGTGCGCACCAAGCAGGATCGTAAAGGCGAACTTCAGGTGATCATCGACGCAGTCCGCGAGGACTTTCTAAGCGGTGTGTCCTCGGGCGATTCGTCGTACTCCCGGGCAATCGAAGGCACTTACCACGGCATGAGGAGGGGCGCATGAGTCTGATTGAGCGTGTGTATGCCTCGGGCGGTGACGTGATCATCGACACCCTGGAGCTGACGTGCCCGGCCTGGACGGAACCGGTGTTGATCTGTGGCGGCTTTGAGGATGTGGCCTGCACCGCAGAAGATGGCCGCAGACTGCCCCTCATTGCCGCCGGCATCGACGTGTCGCTGCCGAAGAAAAGCAACAGCGCAAGCCAGACGCTCAACTTCGCTATCGACAACGTGCTGGGTGAGGCACAGCAGAAAATGGACCAGGCCAAGGCGGCAGGTGCGCCGATCACGCAAACCTACCGCCGTTACCTGGCCAGCGACCTGTCGGCACCGGCAGAGCCACCGATTCGCATGAAAGCCTTCGGTGCCGGGATTGAGGGCACTACCGTGCAAATCACGGCGGGCTACGGTGACCTGATCAACCGTGCATTCCCCCGCGACAAGCTGACCACGCTGAATGCGCCCTGCATGAAGTACCTGTAACGGATCAAACCCATGCTCAACAAATTCTTACTCGCGCCCTATGTGGACGGCGGGCGGGGCCCGGCTGCGTTCGATTGCTGGGGGCTCTGCATTGCTGTGCGCCATGAACTGTTCGGTTTGCCGCTGCTGCCCAGCCTGGGTGGCGTAGGGCGCCATAACCCCAAGGCCTGCACCAAAGCCTTCCGCGGGCTCTCGGGAGTGATGGAGGTTTGCGAGCCTGAGCCCGGTGCAATCGCGGCGGTGCTGCGCGGTGACCTCTGCATCCATGTGGGTGTGGTGGTCGATATCGACGGCCGCCTGGCAGTGCTGGAAACCAACCCCAATTTCGGCCCGCGCTGGCTGTACCTGCGGCAATTTGAAGCCACTTACCTGAAGGTCATTTATTACCGTGATCAGCGTATTTCCCAATAAGCTCGACGGTGCGGCCCTTGAGGTGCACAAAACCAACCGGCGCATGACCCTGGCTGCCTGGTTGAAAACCATCGCGCCCAGCTACGAGCCCCGCGAAGCTCCGCCGGTGAGCATCACCGTCAATGGCGAGATCATCGAGGCGCACCGCTGGGCCGAGTTTGAGTTTGCGCCTGCCGATGATGTTGAAGTGCGCGTTGAGCCCAAAGGCGTGGTGGCCGCTGTCGCGGCGGTGATCGCGGCGATTCTGGTAGCCGTGGTCATGTCGCGCAATATGGCGGTGATCCCCGGTACCGCGACCATGGGGCAGGGCAAGGGGCTTGATGAAGTCTCGGCCAAGGGCAACAAGGTCAAGCTGGGCGATCTGATCCGCGAGATTGCGGGCCATCAGCGGGTTTACCCCAGCTACCTGACGCCGTCCGTGCGCCGCTTTGTCGACCGCCGGGCGCAGTGGGTGGAAATGCTGCTGTATGTCGGCAAGGGCAAGTACCAGATCCCGCTCAACAAGGTGAAGGTGGGCGAAACCCCGCTGATCAGTCTGGGTGCCGACGCGCATTTCACCCTGTACAACCCGGGCGATGACCTGTCCGGCGAAACGGCCGCTCAGTGGTGGCACAGCGCGCCGGAAGTGGGCGCCAGTGCCAACGGCTCGGCCGGTTTGCAACTGACCGTTTCCACGACCCTGACCCGCTTTGTCACCGCGTCCGTGCTGCAATTCAACGGCTACAACCTCTCGATCCCGACAGGTGCCGGCTCATTCCCGGAGGACTGGACCAGCAGCCTGCTGATCAACGTGCTGTCGCCATACCCCTACACCGTGATTGATGGCGGTGAGGGACGGGACATCATCACCGGCGACCTGGCCATGCTCGCGCCGTACCCGGGCATGCTGATCGAGGTCAACGGGGAAAATGCGGGCAACTATGTGGTGCACTCGTACACCCCGTATTCCCCGGCCATTCCGCCAAGCGCGGGCACGGCCTCAACGCTCACCGCCAGCGCGGCGCCGTCTCGCTTTGACTTCGACGTCACGCCGCTGACATTCACCGTGCGCCTCGGCACGACGCCGTATTCGGTCGAGCTGGCCAGTGATGTGACGGACTTGGCGGGGTTGGTCGCGGCCTTCAATGCGGCAAAAGGATCGGCGCCATTTATTGCCAGCGCCTCATCCGGGCGACTGCGGATCACTGAGCTTTCGCCATTCACCGGGCTGGCCCTGGCTGCGTCAGGTGGCTCAAGCGTTCTCGGCTCAAGCCCGGTCAGCGTGAAGGGCACAGCTACAAGCAGCGGCACCCCAGAGCGCCGCGCTGAAATGACCCTGAATTACGACAGCGGCCAGCCGGTCAATGGCCTGGCGCTGGGGGAGGGCCTTGCCACAATTGGTCCGCGAGGCCTTCGCTATCGAATCCTTGCCACGGGCGTTGGCACCATCACAGTGGAGCGCCTGACAGCAAGCGGCGATATCGACAAGGACTGGCTCGGTTTCAGCCTGCAGGAGACGATCCAAGGCCGTGTCTCTCTGGACTCATCAAATCTTGAGGGCGGATATCGCGGCTCGTTCGCCGCGTGCCCCGAAGGCGAGCTGGTCACTGAACTTGAGTGGGACGTTTTCTTTGCCGGTGGACTGATCGGTAATGGCAAAAAAGGCGACCAGTACGCTGTTTCGTCCGGTCATCTGTTTGAGTACCGGGATATGGCCACCTCAGGCGCCTGGACGGTGCTGCCCAAGTCTGTCACGGGCAACTCAATGGATGCCCAGGGTTTCACCTATCGCCAGACCTTGCCCTATCCCATGCGACCTGAGTGCCGTATCAAGCGCATGCCCAAGGTGGGCGGGGTCAACTCGGGTGAAGTGATGGATGATGTCATGTGGTACGGCCTGCGCGGCAAGATGATGGGCGCGCCGACGCGCTACAACGACATGACAGTGATTGCTGTGCGCGTGCGCAACGGTGACAGGCTTTCGGCACAATCCGAAAGCCTGGTCAGTGTCGAAGCAACCCGGGTACTGCCAGTGCGCTCGGGTGGCGCCTGGGCCGTGGAGACACCGACTCGGGATATCGTGCCGTGGTTCCTGTACATCGCCAAGTCGGCCGGATACACCGATGCCGATCTGGATCTGCCCGAGCTGGACCGACTGCACGATGTGTACCGCGCACGCGGCGATACATTCGACATGACCATTGACGATGCCAGCACGGTCAAGGATGCGATGAACGACGCGCTGGCTGCCGGGTTCTCCGAGCTGACCATTAACCGCGGGCTGCTGCTGCCGGTGCGCGACGAACCGCGCACGCAGTTCGAGCACATGTACACGCCGCAGAACATGACCAAAGGCCTCAAACGACAATTGGTCTTTCCATCGAGCGACGACTTTGACGGGGTTGATGTCGAGTACTTCAGCTCGATCACCTGGGCGTGGGAGACCGTCGAATGCCGCTGGCCGGGTGACCTGGGCAACAAGGTCGAGAAGGTCAAGGTGCCGGGCATCGCCGATCGCACTCGCGCCTGGCGCATCGGCATGCGCCGCCGTGGGCACCAGAAATACCGCAACGACACTTACCGCTGGGAAACCGAGTATGACGCGCTCAACTCCAGCTACCTGAGCTATGCGGCGGTTGCCGACGATGTGCCAGGGTACGGGCAGAGCTCAATACTTGAGAGTGCGACGGGCACCCCCGGGCGGATTGTTCTGGAGAGCTCGGAGCCCTTCGACTGGTCGGCCGGTGGTGCTCATGTGATTGCGCTGCGCAGGCTGGACGGATCGCTGTCTGGGCCTTGGCCCGCGACTTTCGTTGATGAGTACCACGTCAGCGTGCAAAGCCTTGACTTCGATCCGGAGATCATTTGGGGCATCGAGCCGCCACACTTGCTGTTTGGTCCACTAAATCGGTGGAGCTATCCCACTCTGGTCACTGTTGTTAACCCGTCAAACAGCGGAAACGTAACAGTGGAAGGCATGCCCTATGACGCCCGGGTTTATCAATACGACAACAGCGCACCGACATGAACCAACCAGCGGCATAAAGAGGCAGTAAATGATTGCATATCCCGAAGATCTGCCCGAGCCGCAGCGTGACGGTTATGGCTTTCAGGCAGTAAGTCCGCTGGCCCGCTCCGAATTTCAGAGCGGGCGAACCCGGCAACGTCGACGGTTCACCTCGGTTCCGACCGTGGCGACAGTCACCTGGTTGTTCACTGAGGTTGAAGCCCGGCTGTTCGAGGGGTGGTTTGAGTACGTGTTGCTCTCTGGCTCGCTGCCATTCAATTGCCCGCTAAAAACTCCACTTGGCTTTGATAGCTACAAGGCTGAGTTCGTCGATATCTACGATGGCCCGGTTCTGGTTGGCGTGGATGACTGGCGGTTTTCCGCGCAGCTCCGGCTCCTCAAGCGGCCGCTCGTTGATAAGGAACTAGTGGTTGAAGTACCTGACTACATCATTGATGCGGACATTTTCGACAGGGCCATGAATCAGAAGTGGCCTGAGCAGACCGAATAGCGGCGCAGCCCAAAACCCTCACGTTTATCCGTCGGCAACTCGCCGGAACTATCAACACTCACGACCTAAACACTGCCTCGATTGCAGTGCCGAAGGCGTGTCTGCGAGAAACATTCACATGGCCAATAACACCGGCAACCCAGTTGGATCAACTGCGGCAAAAGACTTGAGCGATAACGCTGAGAACCTCGACAAGTTTGCCAATGGCGACG